CCTTGAGTAGTTCATCTAAGAACTCTTCTATTTCGTAATCCTCATCTCCGTTCCAACTACAGGGAAATCCGACTTCATACCCTAACCCGAAGTTAGCATCGTAATCTATACCCATCTACTCCTCCATAAAGGCCTTCACATAGCCATTTTCTTCTGCCCATTCTGCAAGAGATTCTTTAGGGGAGACATCCTCAGCAGCCATATTGCACTGAATCCAATCTATAGCACTATCCAGAAGATTGTCTGCGTCGATAATGTCCTGCACAAACTTCTGGTTCTCATTCCTACTAAGCATCTTCTACTCCTTCATAAAGGCTACTACATCAGCCCTGCTGTGTCCCCCAGCGATTCTGCCTACCTCATGACCGTCTTGGTACTTGATGATAACAGGCACAGTTTGAATATTAAGCAGGATAAGAGACTCTTCATCAACGTCATCCAGCAGAATAAATTCTGTATCTGGTGCTATTTCCTTCACCATAGGCTTCATGATCTTGCAGTTACCACACCAGCTCGTGCTGTAGAATTTGTATGTGGTCACTTGGACACCTTTGTAAAGTTAGATTCAACCCAGCCTGCAGTAAAATACCCCGTATGATAACTCCCATCAGATTCTACTACATAACCAGTTTGGGGTTCTGTAAAGAGAACTTTTACTACGCTGGGTTTTGCAGAAAATGCACCAAGGTATGGATACTTCTTCTCCTCTACTGGTGCAGCATTCTTTGCAACCTCTACTACCTCTTCACAGCCACTACATTCTGCACACATCAAATCCTGATGGAACTTCTCAAGCACATCAACCATCTCTTCTGGAGTAGTGAAGAACTTATACCCAAGTCCCTGAAGCTGTTCCAGAAATACTTCAACCAAATGAGGCCAACAAGTATCCTCTGCAAATGACTCATCTGTCACAATACGTGTGCTGGCACCTTGGGTGTCTGCGACTGTAATAGTTACTTTTTCGTCACTCATCTTTCTTCTCCTTCTTTTTATTTTCCAGTATCTTAATGCTCCCATACGTCTCTTTTGAGATGAAATCTGGTGACACTCCAAACTCTTCTACATAGCGAATAGCTGCTTCTTTAGCGTCTTCACAGACAGCATAAGCCTCTTGGCGATCATCGCTGTACATTCTCATGTGGTAGATATTCATACACAAACCCCCTCATCTTCTCCATTCTCGATCATGAGCAACCATTCCCCTACTATTGTAGCAGCCCTACCAGAAGCAAACCCACCATCCTCATGCCTAATCTCGAATGGATCTTCACATTCAATCTCCCAGCCATCTTCTATAAGTGGCTGTACATATTCGTCTTTGAACACGTCCTACTCCTTAATCCTGATAGCCTCAAGAATCTCAATGGCGTCAGAGAGGCTGTCTTTGATGCCTTCAATCTCCTCCACCCACTCTTTGTAGGCTTTGCCCATAGCCTTCTTGAGGACTTTCTGCTCACCCTTATCGGCTGTAAGGGATTCTACGAGACCATTCATGTTCTCTGTAGCCGTTGCATTGTTTTCTTTAGACATGGTGCGGTATTCATACACCGTCTTGAAAACCCCAAGAATCTGCTCTTTCCTCTGTTCGTCAATCTGCATTCATAGCCTCCTTAGATCCCATATTCATCACATATATCTTTGTAGCATTGTATCACAAATGATTCTAATTCATGTGTAATCATGCACAAACCACTAAATTCGTTTTCTGCTGCTATATCCTTTTGCATAATATCCTTAATAACTTTCTCTAGGTTCCCCGCTTCCTCATAGCTTAAAAATGATAAATCAGCCATCATACACCCTCCTTACCCACACAAACAGTGGCACTTTTCTTAATAAATATAACAGCCTCTTCAACAGTAAGTTCAGGGAAATCTCTGATATCAAACCCACCCGACGCAAGCCAGAACTCACTGTGTGTATCTTTATAGCCTGTTTCTGTATCCCTTATGTCTCCGTCTCCCCAGCCTGTGAGCCTACTAAGAATAGTAATTCTACCTAATTTTGTATAGGCTGGGTATAGTCGATCACCATCTTCTTCTGTACCACTTATACGAGTCTTAAACACAAGATCTTTTACTTGCATATTACACTCCTTCTACCTTGCTTGCTAAACGGGAATCCAAGCAAAAGATCCCACAGTCTAAGTTCTGCAGCACGACCACCTTATCGTAAGTACGTGGTTTGCCACGACCCAGCAATCGTTTTACAAAAACATACCCATCTTGTCTCTGCTGATCTGCAGCCCAGAGTCCATACATAACACTGACATGAGTCTTCTTACGCTGATCTTCTGCAATACTATCCAACGTAATTTCTTTGCCCTCATTGCCAGTTGCGTTACTCTGGGAAACCGTTGCGACATGGACATTCTTATCCAGTGCCAGTTTACGGCCCCCCAACCAAATCTCGTTGAGCCTTTGTCTGTAATCCTGCTCCTTGCCGCCGAGGATATCAAAATAATCGACAACGATGACATCTGGCATCCAGTTCTGATAATGAACTAGATTATTATAAAGATTCTCAATATCGGCCCATGTAGTCGTATAAGAAGGCAGAGAGAACAACTTAATCCCACCCTGCTTATATCTCATACGCATAGTATCCTCTATTTGCTTGAGATTGTCAAATCGAACTCCCTGCATATTAACAATCTTGTGATCTATGCGATAAGACACCATAGCATCGTCAATATCCTCTGTAAGCTCTTTATCAGGACGGAAGAATGGAATCGACACGGGGCCGGTTGTGAAAGGAGCATTAACAAGCCCCCTCCAGAAACGCTGACGAAGTTCTATGTCGCGCATCTCAAGGTTAATATACATGACTTTGCATCCACAGGACATAGCCGCAAATGAGAGACCTTCCATGCCCCATGATTTACCCGCCTTAGACGTTGACAGACACGCAGATAAGTCCCCCCTGAAGAATTCCCCAGTCACCAATCCTAAATCTCCGGGAAGAGTGAAAAGGGGATCTGTATTACTCTCATCAAAGGCTTCGGCGAATTTATTCATGTCACCAAGAAGGTCAATACCTTGTGACTCAGGGATAGCCTTCTGAGTAAATCCAGAGATAATACTTTCACACTTAGTCGCATTACCTGTTGCTCTGGCTCCTTGTACTTTCCCCACAAAAGCATCTATCTGATTGAGGCGAGTATAGAGTTCGAGATCATCTATGTGAAACTTGAGATTCTTATAATCATCTTCGTCGTAATCATCGGCAAGAGACTCTAAGAAATTAGAAATAGACGAAGCAACTTCCTCATCCCGTATAGAAGCTTTTTTCTGCTCGTATATTTCCTTGATACCGCCTTTCGGAGAGTCCCCATACTTGACATGATACTCTTTCACCCAGTCTATGATAAACCGTGCGTAGGCTGTCTTGGTACTATATTTGTCAAGTATAGGAAGTAACGCCTTACAAACAGTGTCATTCATAATACACAAAGTGCAAAGTTTACGCTCTACACCTAAGTCAATATTCTCAACTTTCAAGCTGTAACTCCTTATCTAAGATGCTGTTCATATAATAAGTAATATCAGTCAATATACAGACGCTTGTACAGTTCTTGAACGTCTTCAGTAGAAAGTTCCTTCTTTTCTGCAAGATTCTGGATTAAGAAAGACTTAAACTCAGGATCGCGTTCATCCCAATCCATAAAACACCTCAGAAACATAATCAAAGGACACATATACCCTTTCATCTGATACTTAGCGATACGGGTAATTTCTGCAATAGGGCAGTGAATATTCTTAATATTCAAGATACCAACAGTCTCATCCTGAATAAAATCATCATCTGCACGTCCTTTAATTTCTCCGTCTTTAAGATATACTCCAATACGAGCAATGGTAAAATCAAAGTTGCTCAGGATAGTGTCAAGATCTCCAAACGTATGTAGATGACCTGTATGAATAGGCTTAATGAGATTGAGCTGCAAATGTGTATCTCTTGCATCAAGTGCATACTCAAATACAAAAGACACATCATTTTCCTTAACCTTGACATACATAGCCTTTTCGATACGAGCTACAATTTTATCAAAGTTCATTGCATCCAATAGATAGATGTCAATGTCTTTACTAGGTATTGGATTGCCCCTAGGAGAACAAGCCACCCGAGCAAAACCACCACAAATAAATGCTTCATCCAAGCAAATATTCTTCAAAATGTCCTCTACAAGAACCTTCCGTTTAACTTCTACATCAACCATATTACGTCTCCTTTAATTCTTCTAACAGACTTCCACCGAATAGTTCTGTTTCTTTTCCGTCCAGTATAGTACCAATTATTTTACCTCTTGTCAATAGACTTTTCACCCTTTTCACATCAACAGTATCTTTTGCAACAAAATATAAGTAGCTCAATGGATCTTTCTTCTCGGGAAGCCATATCCTTTGCCCACTCTGCTCCAACTCCCCCGGAACGAAAGGAATCTCCACATACACAGCTATATTCGCTGCAGCAAGAGTGATACCTTCCTTAGCCGCCTGTATGTTCCCTATGAACATTTGGCAGGAAGGATCTGTATTGAACTTATCTATAGCCTCCTGCCTTTCAGCAATAGAAGTAGAACCATACATAAGTACACTCTGCTTCTTAAAAGCATTGTGTAAATCTTCACTAACAGTCCTGTGCCATGTAAAAACAACAACCTTCTCACCAGACAATAGGAAATCAGAGATCCATTCTTTTATCTGAGTTCTCTTTTTACTGTAAGAAAGAGATTCAAACTTAGACAGCTTCTCCTGTATCTGCTCCTCTGTAGTCCCCGGATGCTTACTGAGCCATTCCTTGAATTCCTCTAGCTCTGCCTCATACTCTCTCTGGTCTATTTCCAACTCAATGAACTCATGAGACTCTTTAGGAAGATCCTTGAATACATCTTCTCTACGACGACGGAACATAATCTGATTCAGAAAACCAAAAAGCTCTTCACCATTAGATAGTCCACTAAAATCCCATCCCCATCTGTTACGTGTAGGGTTACAATATCTCCACTGGAACTTATACTGGTTATCAAATTGCTTAGGGAGAAACACATTGAGGGGAACAAATAGCTGTTTAGCAGATGAGGTAATAGGTGTTCCACTCAAGAAAATAATATGCTCTGCCTGTTTTGCTATATGGTAAAAAGCCTCTGTGCACTGAACAGGAACTTTTATGGTTTTTCCTTCAGATCCTTTCTTAGAAAGCGTAAGGTTATTTATTCTGTGCGATTCGTCCTGCACTAAGAGTCCGATATGACCAAAACTACCCATATGGTCATGGAGGATATCATAATTAACGATATAGACATCCTTCTTAGGAAACTTATAAGGCTGTATACCATAAACTATATGATAAGAGAAATTTGTCCATTTCTCTATCTCCCTGCTCCAGTTGATCTTGATGGAAGCAGGGCAGCAAATGACTATGGGAGTAGCTTCCTTGTGTAAAATGGCATAACAGAGAGCTACTAAACTTTTTCCCATGCGAGGAGCTAAGGTTAGCATCCCCCAACCATTCTTAGCTTCGAGAAACTGCAATGCTTCTTTCTGATAGGGGCGCAATATATCTGGTAGCTTAGAGAAATCCACCGCTACCTGTGGTGCGGGTTGTATGGCTACCTTCATAGGCTGAATCTCTGCCGGTAGTTCAAACCCCAGCTCCTTGAGCCTAGCTATATTACTTGGTGTATTTTGCACCTTCCAATATTTCTTCTCTTGCGTCCACCAGCTTCCCTGCAATGCCTTTACAGCATTCTTAATAGGCTGAAACTGATCTGGTGCAACAGAGAAGCAGACGGCTAGGCCATCAGATAGTATTTCAACTTTTTTCAATGGTTATTCCTTGTAGGAATTATATATCTCTAACGATCCTGTAATATCCACTTCTGCATATTTTCGGTTTATGTTCCTATATACAGTGACTATTACTTCCTCTCCTAAGTCTCTGATGAAGGGGATAAGCTCTTCTGCTGACAGCTCTATAACATAAATAGTGATAGGTTTTTTTCTGTCTCCTGCAATCATTCCATTAACTTCTCTGTAATTAGTATTATACGTCAGCCACCAAGGATACCAGTCCTTACCTATTGCCTCTGCTAGAGTAGGTACATATTTATACTCTATCCAATGCACGTCTATCTTCTTGACACCTGATATGTCTTCTATATCCCCACTAGTCTTGTAAATCTCAAAAATCATAATCCCAGTTCCTTTTTCAGCAGCTCTGGGTTCTCTCTGTATGTCCCAATTTTCTTTATATGCTTTGCTCTGCTTGATGTAAGTTTACTTAAAGGATAACCATTAATTTCATTAAGGATATTATACCCAAGCTCACTATCATCTTTTTGAATCACCCCAATATCTCCCTTGTTACTTTGATAACCAAGAGATCGCAACAATAGTACAATATCTCCATCATACAACTCTGCATCGTCTCTATCAACAACTTCTGTGTATGCTTCAAACGGTCTGTGATTAATATTGAAGCATGTCATTGGGGCTTTTATATCATGTTTCTGATGAGGATTATATCCCGCACAGTATACTGTATATAGGTCAAAATAATAATACCCTTTTAATTCTGGTTCCCAACCTCTAAATTTTGGTGCTTCATTCATAATCCTAACTCCTTTCGTATTTCTAAAACTTGTTCATAACTGAGACCACCTAAGTCTTTCTCTGTCTCCAGATCGACCACAGTAACCTCTTTCACACCCAAAGCACTAATCCTATCAGCCAGCTTCTTGGCCCGTTGCTGTGCAGGTTTTTCACTATCGTAAATTATAACAACTTTCTTGTACTCTGTCAAGAGCTGTACCTGAGCTTCTGTAACAGACGTTCCTAGAGTGGCACAGCAATTATCACCAAATTTGAGAGCGTCGAACGGCCCTTCAACGCAGACTACATAGCTCTTATTGCAATTATTCAGGTTAAATAACATCTTCTTAGGATCCACCAGAGACTTCTCTATAGCAAGAGTTTTATACCGTAAATCTTGTCCTGCGTAAGAACGTCCCTGCCACGAACAAATTCGCCCATCTGTATCTATGATAGGAATAATTACCCTGTAAGCCCAATCTCCCACAAACCCTCCATCTCGAAATTTATATTTGGAAGTGAGTTCATCGACATTAAATCCCCGCTTTTCAAGATAACGTCTAGCAACCTTACCTAATTCAGGGAAATTATAGTTGAGCTGAGTGGCATTTTCTCGTACCTTGAGGCGCTCGACGTAATCAAAATCATTAGAGTATTCTTTGAGTAGTTTGTTGTAGGGCACATCAGGCACAGCCCACTGCAGGTATTCCCTGAGTGGGATAGCCCCAGATATCCATGAGTATATAGTTCCATTAGCAGGATTAAAAGCACAGTGAAACTCTGTATCCCCCATGCCCTTACTGGGGTCTGGTAAACCTATTCTACCTTTACTTACAATGCCTGAATGACCATAGGGAATACCATAGTCGCGACAAAATTCTTCTATACTAAACATACTTATTCTGGGAGAGCCTTTCGTAGCTCCTTTAGTGCATTGATAGTGTCCGTCACTACTTTGTTCTCTAACCATAAAATAGCATCTCTAGTACAATCTTCTATCCCTGCTGGAGAACATTCTACCACCTTGAGCAATAGTCCTAGAACCTCTCTCTGCGCCCCTAAAACATCAATAGCCTTTTCCAAAATAATGTCAACTGTACTCATATAAACCTCCTAAATAAAAAGAGCAAGATGGGGATTGAACCCATGATAGCAGTTTTGCAGACTGCTGCCTTACCACTTGGCTACTCACTCAGAAAAGATGCACCCAGACTCGAACTGGGAATCACTGCTGGTCTGCAGTCGTTGGATATCTTTTGCATTCGTGCGCACTCCTGCAAACATTACCAACAAGCACTAG